GCTGGCGCCCGCCTCACCGGCGTCGATCATCGCCAGGGGGATCTCGGCTCGGTTCGCGTTGGCCTTCTCGACGGCCTGGGTGTTGGTCACCACGGCGCCGGCCAGGGTCTGGAGGTTGCGCTCCAGGCGGGCGAGCTCGCCGGAGCCGCTGAAGAAGCCGCTGCCGACCTTGCCCCGCAGATTGCGGGTCATCTCGATCATCGCCGCGATGGCGACTTGGTCGCCACCCTGAGCCTTTCTCAGGGTGCCGTAGAACTGGTTGGGGTCGACACCCAGCATCTTGAGGCGCTCGGGGCCGAAGCTGGCGGTCGGGTTGCGGAGCGACCCGCTGATGCGGCGGACATTGCCCGCGGACTCACCGACCGCCTTGTCGAGGCTGCCCTGGGCTTCCAGCAGCTTGCCCAGGCGCGCGGCGGCCTGCTTCTGGATCAGCACGTCGAGGGCGCTGATCAGGTTGTTCACGTCGTTGATGTTGCCGCGGATCTGCAGACCCCAGGCGGCGAACTTCTGTTGGGCGATGACGGCGGCAGCGGCCGCCTCGTCGGTCTTCGTGGACAGGCGACCATGCTGGTCGACCAGACGCTCCAGGACAGCGCTCAGCTCCTGGCTTCGCTGGCGGTAGTTGTCCGCCTCGGCCTGGGCCTCGTTGGCCGAGGAGTTCAGCTCGTCCAGCTTCGCCCTGGACGCGGCCATGGTGCCGTTCAGCCACTGGAAGGCGGTGACCAGGGCAGTGATGCCGAGGGTCAGCCATCCGAGGGGGGTCATCTTGAAGGCGAGACCCAGGGCGGTCGTGACGGCGAAGGCGGTCAGCAGGGTGATGAGGATCTGGAAGGCCGGGGCCAGGGAGAGGGTGCCGTGCAGCAGGGTGGCGAAGCCTCCGATCATGGAGGTGATCGCGCCGAGCATCGGAGCGCCGGCCACGGAGACGAAGCCGGTGACCGCGTTGGTCATCCGCGTCCACTGGGCCGAGAAGGTGTCCATCTGGGTCGCGTTGGCCTGGACCGCCGCGCTGGTGCCCACGATGCCGGTCTGCAGCTTCTCCAGGCCGTCGATGTTGTTCGTCAGCGCGATTAGGGCCGCGGCGGCTCGGATTTCGAAGGACCCCATGGCCTTCTCGGTCTCACCGAAGCCGTGGTCCTTCAGGTTCTTCAGGACGCCGTAGAGGCCCTGCGACTTGATGTTGACGTCCTCCATGGTCATGCCGGAGTCGTCGAGGGCCTTCTTGAACTTCTTGGTCGGGTTCTCGAGGCCGACGATCAAGGCACGGAGGCCGGTGCCGAGCGTGGAGCCGCTCTTGATGCCGGTGTCGGCCATCGCACCCAGGGCCGCGGTCAGCTCCTCGATCTGGATGCCGGAGGAGGCCGCGGTGTTGCCCGAGTACTGCAGGCCGAGCTGCAGCTGCTCCAGCGACAGCTTCGACTGGTTCAGGGCCGCGGCCATCATGTTGGTGATCTCGGTCGTGTGGTCGACCGAGATGTTGAAGGTCGAGAGGACCGACGTGGTGATGTTGGCCGCGTCCTGCAGGCTCGAACCGGTGCCGGCGGCGAGCTCAGAGACGGGCTTGAGAATCTTGGCGATCTGCTGCGCCGAGTAGCCCGCCTGGGCCATCGTGGTGGCGGCTTCGGACAGCTCCTTGACCGAGAACTTCGTGTTGACGCCGACGTCGAGGATCGTCGTCTTCAGGTGCTTCATCTCGGTGTCGGTCGCGTTCGCAATCGCCTGCAGCTTCTTGAGGGCGGACTGGAACTCGATCGTCGACTTGGCGGCGAACGTGATGGTGCCGATGATGGAGCCCATCGCGGCGAAGTTGCCCAGGTACTGCAGCTGGTTCGAGAAGACGCCGGCGCCACCGAACGCACCCATGCGGGTCCGCTGGTTCTGGATGGACTCCTCGGCCCGGGTTTGGATGGCCGCCGGGGTCTTGGCCGCGGCGGCCTTGGCCGCACGCTCCTCGGCGCGCTTGGCCAGCTTCTGTTGGGCAACGACCTCGCGCTCCTTGGCCGCGACTTCCTGCACGTCCAGCTCGGCCATCTTGGCGTCGAACTTGCGACGGAGCGTCCGGTCGTCGACGGCTCCGGGGGCGAAGCCCTGCTGCTCGGCGTACTGGCCGATGCGCTGACGGGCCGCCTGATAGGCGCCTTCGCGCTCGCCGGCCGGTAACAGCTTCAGGCCCTTGAGGTCGCTGTTGAACAGCTGGTTGATCTCGGCGCGCTGGGTGCGGACCTGGGCGCGGAAGGCACGGTCGGTCGCCGCCCGACGGGCGTCGTCGAGCTTGGCCTGCATGTTGTCCATCGCGACCATCTGTTCGGTCTTGATGCGCGTCTCGAAGGCCGCCACGTCCTGGGCGGCCTGCATGCGGGCCTTCTTGTAGGCCTCGGTGCCGGCCTTCAGCTGCGGCGCTCCAAACGCCTGCATGGTCTGCTGCCACGCCTTCAGGCGCTGAGCGCCGGTGGCGTTGTCGGGCAGCACCTCCCGCATCTTGCGGTACAGCTCGTAACGCTGGCCCAGCACCTCATTGCGGGCCTTGTCCAGCTGCAGGCCTTGGTAGACCGGGTCGGACTTGATGTTGGCGATCTGGCCGCGGACGGCCGCGGTCGAGAACTTGGTGACCGTGCCGCCGGCAGAGAGCTGGTTGGCGACGGCGCCGATCTGTTGGGCCTGGGCCTTCCAGTTGGGGTTCGCGAAGAACCGCATGGTCTGCTCGAGCTGGGCGAGCTTGTGACCCTCCTTCGTGAAGAGGGTGTTGACCATCGCCTCCAGCTGGCCGAACTTGCCGATGACGAGAGACATGGACTCGGCGAGCTGCTTCGCCTCGCGGATCGGTTGACCCGCGTTGGCAATCAGATCGATTTCCATGTTCTCGTCAGACATCGGTCCTAACCAAAAGCACTAGCCATCACTGCCTCGAGCTCGGCCGCAGAGTTGATCTGCTGCACCGGTCCCTTGGTTGGACCTCCTCCACCCTTCCCACCGAAGGCCGCGGCAATCGCACAAAGCATCGCTTCATACGACGACTGCGAATTCATCAGACTCTCCTCCACACGAAGTCTCAGTTTCGTGCGGAGGTCGAAGAACGAGTACTTGTGGTACGCGTCCCTTAACTCGCTCGGTGCTAGGCCGAGGCACCAGCAGATGGAGTCTTCCCATCCGAGGCCGCGAAACCAGCCAGAGAGGATTTGAGGGCCTCCATGGTCGGCTGGTGGGCCTTGGCGATCTTCGCCACCCCCTCCAGCCGCTTGACGAAAAAATCGGCCACGTGGGCGATCGCCCACTCCAGCACCTCCTCGAACTGCTCCTTGCTGAGCTCGACCGTGTCGAGGTCGAACAGCTCGAACTTCCCGTCGGCGCCCTTGTTGCCCAGGGCAGCGGCGACCATCGCGTGGGAGTAGGCCGGATCGATCATCACCGACTCGAGGAGAGAGGGATCGTTCTCCATGGCCGCCACGCAGAAGTTCAGGCGGTTGTAGGACATGAAGAGCTCTCGCGGCTCTTCACCCAGCTGGATCGTGAGACGATCGTTCGGGCGGGCGACGGCGTCAGTCATATGGACCTCTAGGCGATAGGAAAAACCCGCCGCGACATTGGAGTCGCGACGGGCTTTCCACAAACTCGACTTCCGTCAGAAGTCTTAGCTCTTCTTCAGCAGCATGCCGGTCTTCAGCCCGGAGCCGAAGTCCGCGTAGTACGGGTCGGACGGCAGCAGGGCGTACGGGGTGAACTCGTACGGCATGGAGGTGAACTGGTCGGTGTTGAACGCGAACGCCAGACCCTTGGTGATCCGGACCTTCGGGAAGATCAGGGTCACCGGCTCGCCGGTGGCCGGCATGATGCCGACGATCTTCACGCCGAAGGTCGGGCGCTGGATCGTGGTGCCGAGCGGGATGTTGTTGACCTTGATCACCGAGGTGGTCGCGGTCGCCCAGGCGGCGTTCGGGCCGGTGGTCGGCAGGGTGTAGCCCGCGGCCAGGGTCACGGTGTTGGAGGCCACGGAGGCCACCTTCGCCGCGTGCAGGCGGTCGGAACCACCGGTCTCGTAGAGCACGATCCAGTCGCCGGAAGCGATGCCGGTGGCCGAGGTCAGGGCGACGGAGGCGCCGCCCGTGGTGATCGCGGCCGACAGGGTCGTCTCGACGGACAGCGGGGCGGAGCCGGTCGCGGCGTCGAGGCCGGCGGCGTAGGCCATGTTCTTCGCGGTCAGCTCCTGCACGTCGGCGGACACGCGGGTCTGGTTCGACGTGTTGACCGAGAAGACCACCTGGGCGTCGATGCCCTGGGTCATCTCGACGAACTGCGGATCGTTCTGGATCTGCACGGCCTTCACGAGGCCGACGGAGTGGGTGGCGGGATCCAGTTCGAACACCTTCGCGGACGGACCCACCATGATGGTGCCGGCCGAAAGGAGGAACTGGGAGGTCATAGCGGAAGCCGGAGCGGCCATGGGAGATCTCCTGGAGTTGGTGGTCGCAGGAGTGCACTCCTGCCTCAGCTTGAGAGGCCTATTTGACTTCCATCACAGATGGGGTACATGATTATTTTTGATGAGCTGAAGTACTAGCATGACCTCTAAGCGCAACATGTCAGTCGAGATTCCTGAAGAGCTGCTTCGGCAGGTGCTCAACAGGGCTGCTATTACTAGCAGATCTCGAAATGAGGAGGTCCGTTACTTACTGGATCTCGCCCTGGATGACCTGGGTCTCAGAGAGGCCAACGTCCGGGATGTCGGCGGCGAGAAGCGCCGCACTGTGTTCTATCTGGCCAACTCGCAGACCGCTCTGATCAAGGAGCGGGCTCGGGTCCTGCACCACAAGGTGGGGCCGGAGGTGGTCCGCCTCATCGCCTACGCCATCAAGCTCGTCACCGAGCGGGACCTCGCGATCATTGAACGTATGGTGCGCGGGGATCAGCAAGCAGCTTCAGCTCAATGAACTGGAGGGGTCGGGCCTCGACCTTGGTGATCGGCGTGACCGACACCGGCGAGGTGGACACCATGAAGGTGATCGGCTGCGCCGTGTCGTGGTCGTAGAGCGTGAGCTTCGACTGCGGCTTCAGCTTCCCGTACAGCAGCGACATCATCTTCCGCAGGCGGAACAGGCTCGGGTCCTGGTAGGTCGAGCAGCCGATGGCCATGACGATTTCGTAGACACCCTGCTCGTCGGTCATCCCGACGCCGGCCGGGCCGAGGATGTCGCCGCTGGGGAGCTCGTTGATGTTGGCGTGTTCGTCCCAGTCGACGAAGGTGATCACGTCGCTGAGCTCCGGGCGGGCCTGGAACTCGAGGCGCGTGTCCTCGCAGAACTTCACCACCGACTGGACGATGTTGTTGTAGAGGTTCTCGTGGCTCATCGGATCATCTCCATTCGGGCGGCACGGTTCTTCTCCGCGTAGGTGAAGATCGCGCGCTGGATCACGCTGGGCATGCGGTTGAGGATCCAGAACTGGGTCAGCGGCTGCAACAGGGGGCGGTGAGCCCCAGGCGGCCCGTCGAGCTTCTGAGCGAACTGACGGTCGCCCAGGACCGTCCGGGTGAAGTTGGAGTTGGCACCAGACGTCCAGTCCCGGCTAGCCAGCATGCCGAACAACATCGGACTGATGTTGGGAAAGATCTGGATCTCCAGGTGGGCGAGGGCCATCTTGCCGGTCATCTGAGCCTCGCGGGCCAGGGAGCGGCTGCCCTTACGCGCCGCGGTCTGCAGGCCGACGATCTTCACCCCGCCCATGCGACGCACGAAGCTGCCCTTGTAGCGCTCGATGTGGGAGCGCAGGCGGTCGGTGTTGCGGAAGAAGGTGTCCCGGTGGGCGACCTTGCGGTCCATCCATCGGTCGGTCAGCGGCTTCCAGGACACGCTGCCGCTCGCCGGCCGGAGGCGCAGGGCGCGACTGGTGTTCAGGTCCGCGGCCGAGAAGCCCCCGCTGCCGCTGTGGCTGTTATCGATGATGCGGACCATCGCGTCGAACATGCGGATGGCCTCAGGCTCCGCGGCGGCCAGGATACCGGCCTGCAGCTGCCGCATCATGCCGGGGGTGTCGATGATCACTTCGTCGGCCAGGGCGCCGAGGATGTCTTCGGTGAGGGCTTGCTGCAGCGGTCCCCGGGCTTGGTCGGCGTTGGCCGCGTTCCAGGTCGTCCGCTTGTTGTAGATCACCCGCCGGCCCAAGGTGACCTTCATCACTGCACCTCGAGAACGCGGAGCCCCAGAGCGGTGTTGACGCGCTTCACGGTCTCGCCGTCGAGCAGGTCGCCGTCGTGGACGTCGGCGCCGGTGATGACGAGGTGCTTCTGATCGCCGATGCGGATGTTCAGGTCGAACGGCTCACGGGTGATCATGTCCCAGACCACCCAGATGTCGCCCATGTCGACCGGGCCGGTGCCCTTGGGGCGCTGGGTCAGCGGATCGACGATGGTGCCGGTGCGCTCCCAGGAGACCAGACGGTCGGCGGGGAACAGGCGGAACACCTTGTCCCGGCCGGTGGAGGGGTGGTCGGCGGCGAGGTAGTGCTGGTCGCCGACCCGCAGCACGTCGCCGACGCGGATGAGGGTGTTCGCCAGGGTTCGGGCGAAGGTCCGGGTCTCGGCCATCTCGCGGGTCGGCTGGCCGCTCTCGACCGGCCGTTGGATGATGGCGCGCGTCCCCGGCCCGCCGACGATCTGCACGGGCTCGAAGAGGCGGTCGCTGTATCGGCCCGCCAACATCGCTAGGCCCCCGTGATCGGGTCGACGAGGGTCGGGATGACCAGCAGCTCGAGGTTCACCTCGGTGGCCGTGGACAGCATGTCGATCGAGGTCTGGATGTCGCCTCGCGCCGCGGTTTCCACAGCGGCGACGTCGATGACGCTGCGCTGGAACTTGAGGGCGCCGTCGCTCTGCTGGGTCAGCAGGCGTTGGCGCAGCGACGGCAGCAGGGCGACGACGGCCTGGGCGACGATGGCGCGGTTGGCCGCCTGCTCCACCAGAGTGCCCGATTGGAGGGCCGCGGCCAGCTCGGTCTGGCCGATACGGTTCTCGATGGCGAAGTACGCCGCCGGGACGTCGATCATGGCATCCGGCAGCTCCTGGCTGTCGGCGCCCACGTAGGCCCGGACCGCGTCCTCGTTGACCGAGTGGTTCAGCCAGGGGATGAGGCGGTAGGGGGCCATGATCTCGAAGGGGTGGCCGCCCAGCAGGCCGGTGACCACGACGACACGCTTCTCGAACCGGCTGTCCGGGTCGAGCGCGTTCTGCGCCGCGGGGACCGTGAAGGTCACCTCGGTGGTCGAGGTATCGGTGGTGAGGGCGGTGCCGATGAAGCCGATCACCTTGGAACCGGCTTGGTTGCGGAGCGTCCACTTCACGCTCCCCACATCGGGAACAAAAGGCTCGCCGTCCCGCGTGAACGGGACGACGAGCATGATGTCTTCGCCGGCGACGAAGGTCCGCATGGCTTACGCCTTCGGCTTGGATTCGCCGGTGATGGCCGGCTCGACGGCCTTGGGATCAGCGCCGCTGGACGGCTTGGCAGCGTCGGCGGCCTTGGCGGCCGGCTTCGGCTCTTCCTTGGCCTTGGGAGCCGGCTTGGGCTTCTGGACGTAGGGCGGGCGCGGCTCATGCGGGTCGCGCGCGGCGTCCTTCTGACCGGCCTTCGGCTTGAACTCGGCCAGGAAGGCCGGGCGGCAGAGGCCCTCGTCGCCTTCGCACTCGGCGAGGGCGTCGATGTAGTGGACGTCATGGGCTTCGTCGGAGACCTCGCCGATGATCGAGATCATCTTCATGCCGATCCGCTGCTCGATGAACATCGACTTCTCGACGACGGAGGCGCGGTGGGCGGGGATGAGACCTTGGACGGGGTCCAGGAGCTGGAACGGGCCGGTCGTTTCGATGAGGAGCTTGGTCACGTTCGTTCTCCGGAAAAACTGGGGAGGAGGTCTGAGAAACCCCCGCCCGGCGAGCCGGGCGGGGGTCCGATCTCAGGATCGGTCGGCTTACGCCGAGTAGTCGTAGATCGACCGGGTGTCGCCGAAGACGAGGCGGAAGCCGGAGTTCTCGGTCCGGATGTAGGTCACTTCCTGCGTCTTGATCGACTTCTCGGACTCGGCGATCAGGCTGCCGGCCTCGATGGTCTGCTCCAGGGTGTCCGACTTGGACAGGCCCAGGAGCTGGTTGGCCGGCATCGCGCTCGAGAGCACGAAGTTCACCGAGCCGCTCAGGATCGGCACGCCACCGATCTGGTAGCCCAGGCCGGCGAGGTTCTCGGCGTCCGTCCGCGAGTTGTTCGAGGTCGGGATCGAGAACAGGAACAGCCACGCGAGGTAGGCGTCCCAGTTGCCGACGACGGTGTCGATCGGGGCGCCGGCTTGGGCGCGGCTGACCAGCCAAGCGCAGATGTGCTTGTAGGACAGGGTGCCCGCGGTGGCGGCCGGGATCAGCGGCGCGTTGGTGAAGGACGACTGGAGGACCACCGGGGCGGCGCCTTGGACGCCGTCGCCGTTGACCAGGACCGAAGTCGCGGCCCAGACCTTCGAGCGTTCGATCTCCTTCTGAGCCCGCATCGCGTACGGGGTCATGATGTCGAGCGACGCACGGCGGCTGAACTCGTACGTGGTCTGGTAGCCCATGCCGAACTTCCAGAACTTGGTCGTCTGCTCGGTCGCCTGGATCGAGTAGATCGGCACCCGGCCGCGCTCGGCGACCGCCTGGACCCGACGGTAGTCGGACTGGCCGTCGTTGACGATCGTGGTCAGGATCTCCGGCTGGGCGACGGTGCGGGTCTGGGCCAGCAGGGGATCGACCTTCTCGAAGTCGGTCTGCCGGTAGTTCCACTTCACCATGTCGTCCACGACCTGCGGGAACAGGGCGCGCGAGCCGGGGAAGGTCTGGAAGGTGTCGGCCGCGGCCTGCAGGGTGACGCCGCCGTCGAAGTCGTCACGGATCGGCAGGCCGAGGTACGCGAGCGTGGCCTCGTAGCCGTTCATGAACGAGTCGGCGGAAAGCAGGTAGCGGTTGCGGTCTTCGGCCGCCCGCGGGTCGACCGACAGGCGCAGGTAGTCGCGCAGGTCGAGACCGTAGGAGCGGGCGTCGTCGATCAGCTTCTGGGCCGCCTCGACGGAACCTTGGCGGTTCTCGCCGTTGCGGATCGAAGCAAGCATCGCCTCGGGGGCGACGCGCTTGATCTCGGTGGTGGAGCGCAGGGTCATCGGGGCGGTTCCTTACAGCTTGAGGACGTGGGCGAACGCGCCGTCGATCTTGACGACGAAGTTCATGTTGTGGTCGGGGGTGGCGGCGGCCGAGACCACGCGGGCCTTGACCTCACCGGCGCCGGCGCCGACCACGGTGGATCCGCGCACGACGACTTCCGCACCGGCGAGGCCGGCCTTGATCGGAAGCTTCTCGGCGAAGCGGAAGGCGACGGTGCCGATCAGCTGGCCTTCGTTGACGCGGTTCTCGACGGTCAGAAGACGGCCGATGATCACGTCGCCGTCGCCAGCGAGCTTCACCTTGTTGTCGGCGGACGTGTCGAGCGACACGGCCTTACCGATGTCGGCGTTCGTGATCCCGGCGGCGAGGACGCAGGTGAACTGCGTGTCGGGCAGGGGGAAGCCGATCAGGTTGGATTGGGTGTGGAAAGCGGTCGAGGGCATCTGGGGCGCTCCTTAGGCTCGGGTGGAGAAGGCGCGGTTGCTGGCCGGAACCGACTTGGTGTCGGCGTCCAGGGCATCCGCGGGCTTGGAGCGACCACCGACCGGCAGGATGGCCGCCAGTTCGGCGCCCTTGTCCTTGATCAGCTGGTTCAGCTCGGTGACCGTGTCGGGCACGGACGGAGTCTGCTCGCCGGAGGCGACCAGGATCCGCGTGGCGATCTCCTTGAGGGAGGTCACGGCGGCGGTCAGGTCTTCCGCCTTGGGGGCGGCGTCGACCTGGGCGGTGAGCTCCACGACCTTCGCCTCGGCGGCGTCGGCGCGGGTCTTCTCGGCATCGCGCGCCCCGGTCAGCTCGGTGACCTGGGCGGTGAGCGCCGTGTTGGTGGCCTTCAGCTCGGCGCGTTCGGTCGCCCCGGCTTCCAGCTTCTCGACGAATTCCTTATCCATGGGAGAAGGCTCCTGGGTGGTTGCAGAGGCGTTCAGGATCAGAGCGGCCGCCGGAACGCCGGAGGCGGCCAGCCGCTGGAAGTGCTCGTGGGCGGCGAAGGCGGAATCGGCCGGGTCGACGACCCGGGCTCCCGGCACAGCGCCCTTGCCGACGAGGCTCATCTCGTGGAAGGCGGCGAGGCTGGTGAAGTGGACGAAGACGCCGTCCTGACCCACCGCGTGCCCATCCGGGCACGTCGCCTCGAGGAAGTTCATGATGGACGCCTTGGCGCCCATGTAGTCGAAGCCGCAGGCCGAGCAGTTCAGCTCCTTGGCCAGGATGCCCACCGACACTTGGTCGATGATGCCGGAGTCCAGGTCACGGACCAGATCGGCCTTCGCCTTGTTGACGGCGAAGAGGACGTGCAGGTCGGAGCCGTGCATCTTGCCCTCGAACACCCGACCCGAAGGCAGGGCGTCGGTGTCGTGCTGCGTCTGCAGCGGGATGCTCTCGGCCTGGATGGCCGCGGCCATCTGGGTCAGGGTCACCTGGGAGATCTTGGCGCCCTTGAAGATGCCGCCCGGCTTCCGCAGCGGGTTCGAGTTGGCCGCGACCGCCTCGTAGACCACAAGGTCGTCGAGGTTCGCAGCCTCGCCGAACGCGGCGCGGAGGCTGGCAAGGATTGCCGGAGTTTTGGCGATCTGCTTCATACGTGGCAGAAGAAGCGGATCGAGAGCTGCAACGCAATCGCGTTATACTGTGTCTCTTGATTACTCTTGATGATCAGACGGACATAGTACCTGCTAGTACTATTGTCCGTCCGTCACCAGATCTGTCGGCCACCGCACCAGCGCGAGGGCGGCATCGGCCTCCTCCTCGCTGACGCCGGCCTCGAGAAGAGCCGCCTTGGCCGAGTCCTTGCCCTTCGACTGGTTCGAGCGGGCGTTCTTGGCGCCCTCCGGCACCATGGACCGGCCGAGCGGATCGCCGTTGGGGGACACGTCCTTGGCGTCGACGGACGCGGCCGGCATGGGGGCCATGAAGCCGGTGCCCGACATCGGCTTGATGCCGTCGGGGGGCAGGCGCTTGTGGACCGCGAGGTGGTACTCCTCGTCGGTGATCAGGCCGTGGCTCAGGTCTTCCCGCAGACGGGCGTCCTGCAGCGTCCGCTGGGTCTCGAGCTCGAGCCAGGGGCGCATCTCGGCGGCCTCGAAGCGCACCTCGACCAGCCCGGGCTTGCCCGAGAGGTTCAGCATGAAGGTGAACATCCGGCTCCACATGTCGGCGAGCGGCACGTTGAGCTGGTCGGCGTTCATCGCCGCGATGCGGGCTTCGGTCGAGGCGACCTGACCGCCACCGTCGCCGCGGCCGATCACGACGGCCATGGTCTTCAGGGCGGCTTGGTTGGCGGCGTTCAGGGTCTCGATCACCTTGGAGACGTCGAGCGCGGCCCCGGGGGCCTTCTCGTTCATCATCTTGATCTCGACCGAGTCCCAGTGGCCGAACGGCTGGTCGGCGCGGATGCCCGACAGCTTGTTCATCACCTCGGTGAGGCGGTCGTTCATCCAGACCTTCAGGGCCACCGGGTCGTTCTTGATGCCCGGAGGGGCGGCCTTCAGGATCACCTCCTCGACGACCTTCACGTCCATCCGCGGGAAGCCGGTCAGCTGCATGATGCGGTAGAGGTCGTTGATGACCTGCTGGCGGGCGGCGATGGTGTTGATGGCCGACACGAAGTCCGACATCGGGTAGATCGTGGTCGGGTCGCGGCGGTGGTAGGCGACGAAGAAGGTCGGGATGTCGAGCTTGATGATGTCCGACGAGCCGGGCGGCTTCTGCTGCGGCTTGTAGACCCCGGACTCCTTCTCGAACCACTCGACCTCGACCATGTCGATGTTGTGGACCCGGGTCGGCACCAGCATCTTGTCCAGCACCAGCTCCGCGCCGATGGCGCCGCGGAGCATCAGCATGTAGCGGAACTCCTGATTGTAGGTGCGGATCGAGCGCTTGAACTCGAAGCCCTGGGTGTAGTCGGTCGAGTGCTGGAAGGCGTTCAGCACCGACATCATGCTCTTGGTCGCGTCCGGGTCGATCTCGCCCTGCGGGTTCCGCACCAGGACCGACATCGGGGTGTCGGCCAGGGTGAGGTAGGCGCCCACGGTCGCCGACACGTCGCTGTCGTGGCGGAACATGTACTTGAGCAGCGACCGGCTGTCGTCGGCCTGCCGCGTGTCGTAGATGCTGGTCAGGTGGTCGCGATACGCCGGCGCCGACAGGACTTGGTCCTTCGACTGCGGGTTGAAGGTCGACGTCGAGGAGGTCGCGCCCTTCTTGGGCGGCTTCATCGCGATCTTGGACCAGATGCTGTCCCAGGTGGTGGCCATCAGAAGATCCTCACGTTTTGCAGGCTGTCCAGGCGGCGGCTCTGGAAGCCGAGGTTGGGCTGTTTCGGGGGGTCAATCAGGGTGGACGTCGGACCGACGAGGTCGACCATCGTCCGCAGCTCGGACGTGATCTTCATCATCTTGACGTTGTGGATTTTCGGGGAGACCAGCAGGAAGGCCAGGGCGTGGAAGAAGTGGTCGTTGCCGTTCAGCTTCTCCCAGGTCGCCGGCTTCTCCGGCTCCTCGACGCGGACCATGTCCTGCAGGTGCTCCAGCAGCATGGACTCGTAGCCGGCGTAGCCCTCGAGCATCATCGTCTTCTGGCGGACCGCCTTGACCACCGCGTCGATGGCGCTGGTGCGGTTCACCTGGGCGAGGATCGGGATCTCCTTCATCTCGTCCAGGACGACGTTGATCAGGGCGTTGCCGCGGTACTCGGTCGGCATGATCCGGCCGCCCGAGGCGGCCATGATCGCGTCGGCGGTCGGGATGAACGGGTGGCGGTCCACCGCGCCGCAGATGACGTGGTGGCTGTTGCAGAGGTTCTTCACCCGCTCGACGATGTCGTTCGCCGGCACCAGCTCGAAGGCCGTCGGCTGCGGCTGGTCACCGACCAGGGGGCCGTAGGTCAGGTGGCAGGTGTTGCCGATGTCGATGCCGACCGCGATCGGCACCTCGGCCCCGATCTCCGGTCG